GCGCGGCGATGGTCCCACTGGCCCAACGCTGGATGACCGCTGGTAACGAAATGAATCTTCTCGATAAGGCCATCAGCATCGTGGCGCCGCGCGTTGCGTTACAGCGTGTGCGCAGTCGCGTGGCACTCGAATTGACCACGGGCTACCTGGAGCGCCACGCGCAGCGGTTCCGGTACGAAGGCGCCACCGCTGGTCGCCGCGCCCACGGCTGGTATGCCGCCTCGACCGACGCCAACGTCGAGTTGATGGGGTCGCTCATCTGGCTCCGCAACCGCAGTCGCGATCTCATTCGGAACAATCCCTATGCGGCGCGCGCGGTAGAGGAACTGGCCGGGAATGTGGTCGGGACTGGAGTCGTTCCGAAAGCGAAGACGGGGAATACGGCCATCGACAAGATCATCGATGCGGAGTGGCCGTTCTTCGCCGACGGCTGTGACACGCCGCAGCGCCTCGACTTCTATGGCATGCAGACGCTGACCGTCCGCACCATGGCGGAATCCGGAGAAGCGATTGTCCGTTTCCGGCCGCGACCCGCGGACGCCGGTCTGCGTATTCCGCTTCAGCTTCAAATGCTCGAGGCCGATTTCCTCGATCAGGCCCGCACGATGGGGCTGGTCAACGGCCACGTGATGGAGGGCGTGCAGTTCGACGAGATGGGACGCCGCGTCGCCTACTGGCTGTTCAGTTACCACCCCGGTGGCGTGCTGATCCTCAACCCGCGCGGCGGCATTGTGAGCCAGCCGGTGCCGGCCGACCAGATCATGCACGTTTACCGAGTGCTCCGGCCTGGCCAGGTTCGCGGCGTGCCGTGGCTGGCGCCCGTGATGATGGCGCTCCGAGATCTCGACGATTACTGCGACGCGGAACGCGTGCGCAAGAAGGTGGAAGCCTGTGTCACGGCGTTCGTACAGCAACCGGAAGGCGTCGATGGCGATCCACTCGGCATCGCCGGAACCGATCCATCCAGTGGGCTTCCGGTCGAGAGCTTCCAGCCTGGAATGGTCGAGTATCTGAAGCCCGGCCAGGACATCAAGTTCAACAATCCGCCGCCGGCGGGCGGGTACCGCGAATACAAGATGACCGAACTGCAAGGGATCATGGCCGGCATCGGCCTGCCCTACGAGCTCGGCACGGGCGACATGTCGCAGGTGAATTACTCTTCCTGGCGCGGCGGGATGCTCGGCTTCCGCAACACGGTGGAAGCTTTCCGCTGGCTCACCCTGATCCCGTTATTCGCGATGCCTGTGTGGCGGCGCTTCATTGACACGCTGATTCTGCAGGGCAAGATCCCGAAATCCGCCGCCAACGACCCGAAGATCGGATTGCGCAGTGTGCAGTGGACCGCGCCGCGGTTCGAATCGGTAGATCCGGTGAAGGACGCGGAGGGCGTATTGAAAGATGTCCGCATGGGCCGCAAGACCTGGTTCGAGGCCGTGCTGGAGAACGGTTACGATCCTCCCACTCAGCTTGCGCAGATTGCACTGTTCAACAGGCTCGTGGACAAATTCGAAATCATCCTCGATTCGGACCCGCGCAACACGACGCTCCGCGGCCAGGAGCAGCCAGCGGCAACGGAGGAGCGAACCCCAAGCAGCAAAGCGGCTCCCACGAAGTCCAAGGGCCAGGGTTTCACGGCGCTCTCGGAAGAGGATCTGGGCATGGTCAAGGATCTACTCGTCGCCGGCATGTCGCGCGCCGGCAGCGGTTTCGAATCGGCCCCACGGCTGTACCGCGGCTAAAGACTCAACCACAAGGAAGGACGTTTATGAAAGGGAACCCACAGGTAATCGCTGGGCTTCAGGAGGCCGCCAACATGGAAGGCTCCATGATGCTTCAGTATCTTCTCGACCAGCGCGACGTGAAGCGCCTGGGCCTGGATCTGGCCGACTGCCTCAAGCAGCTCAAGGAGCAGTGCGAGGACCACATGAAGTGTCTGGTGAGCCGCGTGCTGTTCCTCGAAGGCGCGCCCACGATTGAGCTGAAGCCCGCCGCGACCCACGATAGCGTCACCGAGATTCTGAACGATGCCTTTGCCGCCGAGCAGGCTGCCATCGCGCGGTTCACCGATCTCTGCAAACAGTGCTACGACGCCGGCGATATGTCGAACTTCCATTTCTACCAGCACCTGGTGAAGTGGCATCGCGAGGGCGACGACAAGTTCAAGGGCCATGTCGCGTGGCTGCAGAAGCAACTCTACCAGTTGAAGAAGCTGGGAGAAAACGACTACATCGCCGTCAGCGCGGTGAAGGATTAGGGGGCACGATGCCACTTCTACGAACCGAAATATCCCCTGCGGGTGACGGCGCGCCACCGCCCGCGCAGGGTGACGCCGAAATTTTCTCCGCCGACGCGCAGGTGCTGCCGAGCACGGCCAACGCCAAGGACGGCACCATCGATGTGGTCTGGTACAGCGGGGCCGCCGTCCCGAGGGTTGACCGCGCGACCGGCGAACCCTACATGCTTCAGCTAGACATGCAGGGCTGCCGCTTCGACCGGCTGAACAATGGCGCGCCGGTGTTCGACACCCATTTCACCGGGGACGACTTCAAGTCCCTGATGGCGGGCAAGGTCGGCACGCGGGCCCAGTTGGGCGTGGTGCGCCGCGCGTGGCCCAACGGCGATAAGGGCATGGCCACGCTGCAATTCGATCTGGGCGATCCGGATGGCGCCGAGATGTTCCGCAAAGCCAGCGCCGGCATCCTGCAAAACCTCAGCTTCGGAACCTTCGTGTACAAACGCGAAAAGGTGGATGCGCAGACCGAGGGAATGCCGGAGGGCAATCGGCCCTACCTGAATGACAAAGAAATCGGCATGTTCAAGGCCACCGACTGGGAGCCCTTTGAGATTTCACCCTGCACCGTGCCGGCCGATTTCAACACGTGCTTTCTGAGCGCACAACCGAACGATTCAGTACGGGCAATCAGCCCACAAAAGGAGAAACCTGCAATGGAACAGACGACCACGCAGGACACGGGCGCGGATGCCCGTACTGTGAACGATCAGGCCCTGGCCGCCGCGCGGGAAGAGGCGGTTCAGGCCGAACGGGAGCGCGTCAGCGAAATCCAATCGCTGGGCGCGACCGCAATCAAATACGGAATCGACGAGACGGTCATCAGCGATTTCATCGCCAAGGGCGTGCCCGTCGATCAGGCGCGGAAGGAACTGTTCGCCCATCTCGCGACTAAGGGCCAGCAGGGAGTCCCGCCGCGCACAGGCGCAGACGGCCCGGCATTCCCGATTCGCGGGGAGGGCGGCACTTCGGTAACCCGCGACGGCATGGAACAGCGCCTTGCCTGCATGCAGATGGCACTCTTGCTGCGCGCGGACGGGCGCTTCTTCCTGGCACGGCGCAGGGACCACAACGGCAACGAAACCGGCGAATACCTCGATGGCTACGGTCCCGAGCAGCAGCGGCGCGCCGTCGAGATGGCCCGCGAGTACCGGAATTTCAAGCTCATCGACATGGCGAAGGAAGCTCTGGAACTGCGCGGTACCAACCCGCGCGGGATGGACGTGACGCGGATTGCGGAGATGGCACTTCAGGGATCCTCGCGTGGACGGGAGTTCTTCGCGGGCGGCGCCGAATCGACTGCGGACTTCCCGGCGATCCTGGCCAACGTCGCCAACAAGACGCTGCGCCAGGGTTACGAAGCCTATCCGCGCACCTTCCAGCCGTTTTGCCGGCAGGTGACGGCGCAGGATTTCAAGCCCATCAACCGGGTGATGCTCGCCGACGCGCCCGTTTTGCAGGCGCTGAATGAGAAGGGCGAGTACCACCGCGCCAACCTGACCGACAACAACATCAACTATGCGCTCGGCACCTACGGCGAGATCGTGGCACTGACCCGGAAGGTCATCATCAACGACGACCTTCAGGCGTTCACCCGGGTTCCGGCGTTGCTCGGTGTGGCCGCGGCGCAGCTCGAGTCGAACACCGTCTGGGGCATCATCACGTCGAATCCGGCGGCGGTGTACGCGGGCGATAAGAATTCCACCGCACTGTTCCACGCCAATCACGCGAACCTGCTGACCGGCGTGGCCAGCGCCATCGATTCCACCGTTGCCAACTCCGCTCCGCTGACCGCGCTGGGCAAGGGGCGCGGCGCCATGCGGCTGCAGAAGGGACCACAGGGCACTCCGCTCAACCTCATTCCGCGGTTCATTGCCGTGCCGACGGCGCTGGAGACTTACATGCTCCAGCTCGTGTACCCGATCAATATCGCTTCGGCGGATGCGACTAAGGTCGTGCCTGAGTGGGTGCGCAGCCTGATTCCTGTGGTCGAGCCGCGTCTCGATGCCGCCACCAATGGGACCACCGGCTGGTATCTGATCGCGGACCCGGCACAGATCGACACCGTGGAGTACTGCTACCTGGAAGGGCAGCAGGGCGTGTACATCGAGACCAAGCAGGGTTTCGAAGTGGATGGCGTCGAGATCAAGGCGCGCATGGATTTCGGCGCGGCGGCTCTCGACTATCGCGGGCTTCAGAAGAACGCCGGCCAGTAGGGCGTGGCGGGCATAAGGAACAGGAGAAAAACCGATGCAGAACTACGTTCAAAAAGGTCAGACCCTCACGGTTGTCGCGCCCTACGCGCTGCTCAGCGGCGGCGGTTGCCAGGTCGGCAATATCTTCGGCGTGACGGTCAACAGTCAGAACATAGGCGACTCGAGTGAGTTGGTGGTGGAGGGCGTGTTCGATCTTGCGAAAGATGCGAGCACCTTCAACCCTGGAGACAAAGTCTTCTGGAACAACACCACTCTGCAGGCCACGTCGAGTCCGTTGACGGCGGCCGGCGTCTCGAACAAAGAGATCGGCTATGCGGTGCTCAGCCAGGCGAGCGGCGTGAATGCGCCGGGCGGCCTGGCTGGCGATGCGACCGTCCGAGTGCGACTCAATCCGCTCGGCTTCGGGCCGGTGCAGGCGGCGGACACTGACCCGTCGCTCATTCAGAAAACCGTGGTTACGCTCTCGGCGGCGCAGATCATGGCCATGTTCGGAGCGGCGGTCAGCATCTTGCAGGCACCCGCAGCCGGACAGGTACTTGTGGTCGACCAGTTCATCGTGCAGATGAAACCCGGCGCCACGCAGTTCACCGGCGGCGGCGCGGTGTCGTTCCAGTATCACGGGACGGGCGTGGTGCCACACTCGTCCACGATCCCTGCCGCGACCATCACCAGTGCGGCCGCGAGCGAGAACGTGGTGCCGCCACCCACGGGTGTCATCCAGCCGCCATCGGCGACCGGCATCGACATCGTTAACGCCACCGGCGCCTTCGCCACCGGCAACGGCACGATGGTGGTGACGGTGTTCTACTCCATCATCACGCTCAACTAAGCGCGGCCGCCACGCCGCCGCATCATTATATATGTCGGACTGGCCCACCATCGACGCGGCGGCGAACGCCGTTATGCAGCAGACGTTCGGCGAGCCGGTGGTGTATCAATCCGTACAGGCTGGTGCGGCGGTTGGCGACCCGGTGACTATCACCGCCATCCGCCACGCACGCGTGCGCGAAGAGTCCGGCGCACTGGCGAACGTCGAGGAAATTTCCGTCAATCCCTCCGACCTTGGAACCTTCCCTCAGCGCGGTGATTGGGTGACGGCTTGGGGATCGCAGTTCGTGGTGACCACGGTGCGCCAGCCGGACCCGTACGGGCTGGTCGAGCTTTCGCTGATGGCGCGGGCCGGGCAAAACCCCGATGACTAACCCGAAAACGATCCTGGCCGAGTGGGTGACGGCGCTCCAGGCTCTGCCGAACCTGGTGGATGCCCTGGGCGGGGATGGCAGTTACATCCAGTTCTACACGGAGAACGCCACCGTCTTCGGCCAGCCAACGCAGAACAACATCCGGCTGGCGATCCTTTCAATGCCGCCCGGTTCGATCATGGTCGCGTGGCAGGGTACCGGGCCCGGCAGACTCGGCAATGCGCTCGTATTTGTGCATGATTTCTCGCTGTATTTGCGCGCGCCGGAAGAAGCCGACGTCGGCTACGAGGATCTCTTCAACTGGATCGTGAACGACGTGCCGGCGGGCAGCAGCCTCCGAATGCTACACACTGCCGTCGATCCGAACTGCGAACCGATGGACTTCTACCTGCCGTCGGCGCGCCGCAACACGGTCGTGATCAGCCCGGACGGAGCCACTTTCGAGTACTTCGAGGTGCCGGTGCGGCTGATCGAATCCTACAACCCGTAGTCTTCGGAAAAGGGGAGGAAATGGCAGACCTGGTTTTTATGAAATCGCCTCAAGGCGACGAGATCAAGGAAGTCGAGGCGACCGCGGAAGCACTTTCACCATTGATGAGCACCGGGTGGCATCAGGTTCCCGCGCCGGCCGCGGCGCAGAAGCCGATAGTTGTGGCTGAGGAGGAAACGCAGCATGGCGAACATCAGTGAATTGCTGAACGGTTGGGGATTCGGCAAACAAACCGCCATCGGAACGGCGAATCTGGTCGCCACCATCTGGCGTCACACGAATCTCAATACCAAACCGTGGGCGAAGGTCCCCGTGAACGAGGATGACCGGGCGGAAATCGGCAAAGGCCACGAGTTCCCGACCCAGCTTTTCAAGTCGCATTACAACATGCCAGCCTACGAGCTCTCGAAGTACGCCTCGTCGGAGTTCCTCGCATGGGCGATGTCCTTCTCCATGGGCAACGTCGTCGTGAGCGGCAGCGGTCCGTACACTTACACCATCGTTCCGGCGTTGGGGGCGACGAACCCGACCGGCCTGGAGTTGCCCTACTTCTCGTTCGTGCAGCAGATCCGGCCCGGCGGTTCCGCGGTGTTGGACGAAATGTTGGTGGGCTGCGCGGTCAAGGGCTGGAAGCTCTCCATCAAGAACTCGCCTGGCCGCGCCAGTGCGATGTGCTCGGTGGAGTGCGTCACCACCGGCCAGTACACGTCACCCAGTGGCATCACGCTGCCAGCCATCTCCACGCCGCATGAATTCAATGCCGGCATGATCAGCACTCTGACCTTCAACGGCATCAACTACCTCTCCGGCGGCAGCGCCAAGCAGTTTGTGTCGATGGAAGCCTCCTGGGAGAACAACTTCCGGCCCGGCTTCTTCCCCGGCTCGGGAGCGCAGGATGGCTATCAGATCCAGGGGCGCTTTGAGTGGGGTGACCGCGCCTTCGCGGTGCAGTTTGTAGTGCGCGTGCAGGCGGGATCGACGGAGTACTCCAACCTGATCAACCTGACCACCGGGACGGCCACGTTCACCATGACCCGCGACGCCAACAACTCGTTCACGATGCTCATTCAGAAGATGGGCTTCAACGTCGCCGAACTCGGAAACACGGATGGCATCGTGACGCTCCAGATCACCGGCGTTCAGCTTTACGACCCCACCAACGGAATGGTGACGATGACCATCACCACTCCGCTACAGGGCATCTGCCAGTAGGAGATTCACATGGAAATCGAAAAGAAAGCGGGCTTCGATGCGTCGAAGCCGTTTGTCGTGCCGATCCTTTCGGGCGGCGAGAAGAGCTGCGAAGTGCGGTTCCCTTCGGACGAGGAGTGGTGCGCCTGGGCGCGCGCGCAGCGTACCGTGCGGCATTTCCTCGGGCGTGGGAAGTCGCAGAGCGAAGACGTGGACCTGCCCAAGATCAACGCGGAGTTATTCGCCAAGATCCGCACGGACAAGGACGGCCCGGCCTTCGATGATGCCGAGGCCGGCATGGTGATCGGCCGCATTGAGCGGTGCGCCGTGGCCAACGTCGAGCGCGAAGGTATCAACTACCGGATCGAGATGAAGGTCCCCGGCGCGCGCGTCGTGCATGTGCTGCGGATGCCCACCGCGAAGGAGATGCAGGACCACGAGCGGGCCTCGACCAGCGTCGTGGCAGCGCGGAGGTCGGTTGAGACGCGGGCGTTCCTTGAGCCGAGCGGCGCACTCTACGACAAGCTGCACATCTCGCACGAAGTGTACGCCGGCACCGTGCCCATCGTTCACAAGTCGGCAGCGGTGTCCGAGGTCATCGCGCAACTGGCAATCGAGGCTGACGAAGACCCGGAATAGCCGCGCCCGGCGACTGGCCGGAAGAGCCGGGCGTGCGATTCCTGATCCGGTCGGTGCTGCACCAGGGCGGGCTGTGTGGGCCTGACGAAGAATGCCCCGACCGCGTCTTCCGCTGCCGGAAGTGCGGCTACTCGGCCCAGACGGAGTTGGATGGCTGTCCCGCGTGCGGTGCGGATTGGAAGGCCATCGACGTCAGCCATGGGCCGGGCTGTCCCAAGAACCTGCTCGAAGAGGCGATGGACACGCCGAACGGCGCTTTGGTGCGACGATGCTTCCGGATTTTGAACGCGAAGAGCATCGGGTTGACGATCACGCTGGCGGATATCACCGAAGAGGAGTTCCGGGTGTTGGAAATGATCGAGGCCGAGCGGCAGGAGCAGATCAAGCGTGGGGACGGCGGCGCTCAGGGTTCCCGTT